GGGTCAACTTTGTTGCAAGTATGAGGCTGGCAATCAAGCAAGTTGGGCAATTGGGTTTTCTGGCACAAACTGGGATGTGTATACCTACTACAGCACCACATCAAACTTATCAATTTATACAGGCGCGGCCCCAGCACAAAATCAATGGAATCATTTTGCATTAGAACGAAATGGATCAAACATTGAATTCTATGTAAATGGTTCTAGGGTTGCTCAAGTAGCCGCCCAAACAATGCGAACAACAACATCCGCAGTAGCTATTGGCAATCTTGGTCAGGGATATTCAAGTTTTTTCACTGGCTACATAGATGATTTAAGAATTACTAAAGGTTATGCCAGATACTCTGGCGCAACGTACACAGTGCCAACTGCGGCATTTCCCAATACAGGCCCTAATTAAGGAACTACCATGCAAGTAGCAATTCTGACAAGCCCAATTACAGTAGGCGACTATCGTGAACTGTTTTCTAACACATCATTTGGCGCAAATGGCCCAAGCGATGAATTCTTGGCGGCTAACAATGCAAAGAAAGTCACACTGTTCAAAGACCATGACCGACTAACACAAAAGTTAGTTCAATGTGCGGCTTATGATGATGGTGAATTTGTGTCTATGGCGCAAGTTGAATCATTGACCGCTGATGAAATCCAATCTGCCAAAGACAGCGCAATGGCTCAGATTCGTGGTCAACGCAACCAATTGCTAAAAGACTGTGATTGGACGCAGATTGCTGATTGCAACATTCCTAAGAAGACAGAATGGGCAACGTATCGTCAAGCATTGCGTGAATTGCCATCGACCATCACAGAGCCTCGTACCTTTACCGCGTGGCCTCACAACCCTGACTACGTACCAATGACACCATAAGGAGTTAACATGACAACGACTACAACTTGGACAGTTACAGCAATGGACTGCTACCCACAACAAGCTGGCAAGACTGATGTGGTCTTTACCGTGCATTGGACATGCGCAGGTATTGATGGCACTTACAAGTCTTCTATTTACTCTACATGCGGCGTTCCAGCCCCAACAGGTACGTACACGCCGTATGCGCAGTTAACACAAACGCAAGTGCTTGGATGGATCTGGGCTAACGGCGTAAACAAAACAGCAACTGAAGCGGCTGTTGCTCAGCAGATTCAGAATTTAATTAACCCACCAGTGGAAACTCCCCCACTGCCTTGGGCTACAACATAACGGGAAGCCACCACCCGATCTTGGTGGCGCATTAAAGGAAACATCATGGGAAAAAACGAAAAAACCCCTGTGACAATTGACGGCGTTGAGTACAAGTTTGAAGACATGACACAGCAACAACAGATGGTGCTTAATCATGTTGCAGACTTGGATCGCAAACTGGACTCAGCTAGGTTTAACGTAGATCAATTACAAGTAGGCAGAGATGCCTTCTTCAGAATGCTGAAAGATGCATTAGAAGCCAAGCCTGAAGAGGCCGTTTCTGATGTAGAGGCAAAATAGTCATGTGGGACTGGGCGGAGGCAATTATTGCAGCCGCCTTTATAGCAGCCTTCATCATTTTTGGCACGTACATGATTGCATGGAGTTGGATGTGGTGAATGCGTTGGATTATTTTGTTATTGCTGTTGGGGCTTGTGGGAGCCGTTGCCAAGAATGGCTGTCATGTACGAGAATTCTATGGGATTGCGTACACAGTTCACGACCCAACAGAGCGTCACAGGCAAATGGTGGCATGGTTAGATCAAAATGCAAATCATTGCAAATCAACGGATTACGTGGTTATCTGGAACAATCTGGCCGAGTGGGCAGGCGCAGCAGATTCCACATGGCTTAGGAATAAAGTAGTACATGGGTACAAAGACGCGATTGATCGGGAAAAGAAATGATCCCGCCAATACACAAGTGGTATCCCATGCTTGGGGTATCGGACTACCCAACTAGAACTGATGCGCTAGAACGCAGGGCAGAACGCTTACAAGAAGAATACGCGCAAGCTCTGATGATGAAGAAGGTGAAAGATAAAATTGACGATCTTGAGTTTGAGTTGTACGTGAAGAAGGCAGAGCAAAATCAACTTAGACTAGAGATTTTTACCAACCGTAAGCTGGACATGTATGTATGACCAAGAAGCCAATACCCAGACCAGTCAAGAAGCCGCAAATAGAAGTGAAAGAAAAGCTAACGCTGTGGGTAACTCTGATGGTAAGCGCAACCCTGTGCATTTCCGTATTGGCCATGGTAATCAGCTTTATGCTTGGTTTGTGGGCAAAGGAAGTGGACAACGCAGAGATCTTCAAGATGATTTCACCCGCGTTTTCTACTCTTATCGGCGGCATGATTGGGTTCCTGAGTGGTATCAAACTCATGCAAAATGAAGACAAAAAGGACTCTAAATGCTAACTCTACTATCCACACTTATTTCATTCCTAATGGGCGGACTGCCTAAACTGCTTGACTTCTTTCAGGATAAAGCCGACAAACTGCATGAGCTTGCTTTGGCTCGGTTGCAAATTGAACGTGAGTTAGAACTGCGTAAGGCTGGCTTTGAGGCCATGGAGAGAGTGGAGCATATTAGATCAGAACAGCTGGCTACGGAAAGTGCGGCGAATACGCAGCAAGTTTTAATTGGCGCACAACAAGCTGAGATGCAAGCCATTTACGCTCACGATACTTCTTTGAACGAAGGCACTAGCCGGTGGATGAAGAACTTACGTGCTTCTGTTAGACCTGTGATTACGTATGGTTTCTTTTTCTTGCTCTTGTTTGTTGATGTAGGCTTATTTGCGTATGGTTGGCATCAAGGGGCTACGTTTGTAGAACTGGCTGATATGCTTTGGGACTCAGACACTCAAGCTTTATTTGCAAGCATTATTGCATTCCACTTTGGCGGTAGGGCTTTCGGGAAATGAACGTCTCTGCCAAAGCCACTGAGATGATCAAGCACCACGAAGGTGTAAGATACAAACCATACCAGTGCCCAGCAAAACTATGGACTATAGGAGTCGGACATGTACTTTACCCTGATCAAGGCAAAATTCCAATCGATCAAAGAGGTGGTTATCAACTTCGGCAAGAAGATAATCGACAATTTTCCAAAGAAGAAGTAGATGCTATTTTACGAGACGATTTGCAACGATTCGAGCGCGGCGTGCATACTTACTGTCCTGTCCCTCTTACACAAGGCATGTTTGATGGTCTTGTTAGCTTTGCTTTTAACGTGGGTCTTGGGACATTACAGCGTTCTACGCTTCGTCAAAAACTGCTTCGCGGCGATAAAGAAGGCACTGCCGAAGAGCTCTTGAAGTATTGCATGGCTGGTGGTAAAGTCTTGAAAGGCTTGCAAAAGCGCCGGATTGATGAAAGAGCTTTGTTTCTATCATGAAAATGTTATATCTTTATTTTTAAGAGGTGATTAAAATGGCATCAAGTAAGCCTGTTTGGGAAAAACAACGGCCAAAATCATTAGGTAAGCCTAAGCCTCTTACGCCGCAGAAAAAGTCTGCAGCAAAAGCAAGAGCCAAAGCAGCAGGCCGATCCTACCCTAATTTGGTTGACAATATGGCTATGGCTAGGAAGCGGAGTAAGTAAGTATGGCAACTGCTGCTGTAATGACCTATGACTCCTTAGTGGAGAATATCCAGTCTTATCTGGAGAGGACTGACGCCGCCACCATAGCAAAGATTCCTCTTTTCATCATGTTGGCTGAGCAGATCATTGCTAGCCAGATTAAGTTCTTAGGCAACTTAACGGTCAATACCAGCACAATGGTATTAGGCAATGGCGTTATTGCCAAGCCTGCAAGATGGCATAAGACTGTATCGATGAACGTGACGGTAAGCGGAGAGCGTCAGCCTGTATTGCTTCGTAAGTATGAGTACCTTCGTAATTACTGGCCTGATTCAACAGCCACTGATGTGCCTTTGTATTACTGCGACTATGATTACTCTAATTGGTTGATAGCCCCAACGCCAAACGCTAACTACGCGTTTGAGGTACTCTACTATGAACGAGTACAGCCTCTGGATTCATCAAACCAAACCAATTGGTTTACTATTTACGCGCCACAAGCTTTGCTCTACGGGTCCCTCATGCAGGCCATGCCATTCTTAAAGAATGATGAGCGTATGCCAATGTGGCAACAGAATTATGAATTGATCATGCAAACATTGATGGCTGAAGATAAGCTTCGCATTGCAGATCGTCAAGCCATAGCGGTGGATTCATGAGTTATGTAAGCCCCTTTACCGGTGACGTCATTCAGCCAACGGACGTTAGCTATCGCGCCGTTACGCTGACTGCCAACACGCAATTAAACTGGCCTTCCAATAGCACAACCAACGCTGATTATGCAGCACGTATTATGCAGGTGACTGCAAGTACTGCAGGTTTAAGCATGTATATGCCACCGGCTGATCAGACATCTGTTGGCAATGACGCGTTAATTCGCAATATTGGCGCCAATACGTTTACTGTTAAGGACTATGCTGGAACAGGAACCATCGTCTCAGTGGCTGCTGGAGAATCCAAGTATATCTATATAACAACTAATTCAACCAGCCAAGGCACTTGGGGCGTTATTGCCTTTGGAACTGGCACATCCAGTGCTGATGCTGCAACGTTGGCCGGTTATGGATTAGTTGCAAGTGGCGCAACTCTAAATCAAAGCCACCCCTCAGCCGCAATCACATCAGGCTCCACGTTTGCAACAACAGATAGGGCGCAGACCAGAGTGTGGAGTAGTGGCGCAGGCACTGCAACCTTACCAGCAGCGTCAACACTAGGAAATAACTGGTTCACGCTGTTTAAGAACAACGGTACAGGCTCATTCATAGTTTCCTGTACTGGCGCAGAGTTGATTGATGGCAACTCAACAAAGACATTTAACCCAACAGAGTCAGCATTTATTGTTTGCACTGGCACAGGCTATGTCACCGTTGGCTATGGCGTTAGTAACCAATTTGCGTTTACCGCATTGACAAAGAATGTAACTGGCGGGGCTGTTACGCTAACCAATAACGAGGCGGCCAATAATATTCAAGAGTACGTTGGCAATTTAACCAGCAACTCAGTAGTTACGTTTCCTGCTGTAGTGAACTTGTATGTGATCTCAAATCAGGTG